CTAAAAAGTTAAAACGGCAATTTCAGGAGCTACACCAAATCTGGCTGATAAATGAGTCGTTCCTATCCCGGTATTAACATAAAGTTTTTCATTTGCCCCTAACTGATAAAGTCCACCAGTATAGTTATTCGCATGGCTCATCAATGCCGTAGCTTTTTTTTGAATTTGAGGAATAAGTGGGACGTTTATTTGACCGCCATGACTATGACCAGAAAGAATTAATTCATAACCCTTATTTTGATATTGGCTAACTTCATCTGGCTCATGAGTCAATAATATATCATAACTCGTTTCAGCCATTTGATTTGGCGAGGGAAATTGCGGATTTCCTAACAAAGCATCATCCAAACCTGTGAATAAAATTTTCTTACCATTATCCAAAGTAAAAACTTGATTTTCATTTCTTAAAAGAGAGAAATCAGATTCAGCCATAATATTTGCATATTCTTTGACAGCTCCCCCACCATAATCTCGATTGCCCCAAATTGCAATTTTCCCATATTTTGCTTTCAGACTTTTTAACTTAGAAATAACAGCTTCATTTTCATTGTATTGCGAATAATTATCATATAAATCTCCCGAGAAAATAATAAAATCAGGATTTTGTTCATTTGTTTTTTGAATCACTTTATCTAATCGATCAGCATTAAAATCCTTTTTAATATGTAAATCGGATAACTGAACAATTTTCAAATTTTCTTTAGAATTTGTATTATTCACTTGATGCTCATTGACTACTAAACGGTAAGGTTCAACTTTAAAAGCGTAGTAAAAGACTCCTATAACAGTACATATTATAAGAATAATAAGTGAAAATACTATTTTTTTAATTTTCATATCTCTAGATTATAACATATTGCGTATTTTTTAAACTTACAAAAAGAATTCACTTTTTCTAAGTGCATGCTACATATAATTATAGAAATGCGTAATCAATAGATTGGTTGAAATTTAAAGTTTATAAACAAAAATTCATGAGGAAATTTGATTATTTTACCAGTAAATAAGTGAAGAACATTTTCTTCTCGATAAAAACTAACTTAGAAAAAACCTATCACTATGCCTTTTTATTGTTAATATTTTGAGTATCACTTTGAATCTCAACTTCTAAAATACTTTGTATGCTTGATAATGCCTCTAAAAATATTTTATTCACTTTCTGAAGTAATAAAACTTGTAAGCGAGAGGATAAAAAAACGCCTAGATTAGTAGGCGCTTTAGGAGTATTTATGAAAAAGTTTATTTTTTGGAATAGATTTATTATAGAACTTATTTCTTAAATGAATAATAAAAAATAATTAATAACTTATACTTTGATTGAATCTTCGGCTTCGGAGAAAAGCAGTAACAATCTTATACAAAAATAGATAATAAAAAAACTCAGTAGTTCTGAGTTTTTTTATTATCTAACGAGCAATATACTGTCACACACTCAAAGACATTTATATCAATATCCTATTTTTTGAAGTTATCCATGAGATCCATGCACTACCGACGTTTTTCATCATCTTCCAAAACTGTTAAAACACCTATTTCAAAGGGTTTATAGCACTTTTAGTAAAATTAAAGATGTTTACTTTTTTTCGGTTTCAGACTATTTCTGCTACTTTTTTGCTACCTAATTCTTTATGGTTCTTGCTGGACTCGAACCAGCGACCGAACGGTTAGCTACCAACTGAGCTAAAGAACCGAAATATGATAATCTGTAGCACTTATCTTGGTTATTATATAAGATCTGTATGGATGGAACTGCAGATTATCAAGTGTGTGTAATTGAATGTTTTTCTCATCCACTAAAACTATTATAACACACTACTATAAATAATTGACAATTGTCTGAAAAATTGTTAATATTTAAATTGTTAGTACCTCTTAAGTTTTGCATAAACTAAATTTTTCTGAATTTGTACTAACACTCATTATCCTCTAGTTGGACTCCTTGAAGTCATCCAGCTAGAGTTTTTTTATTTGAAAAAAGCCACTCCGAAGAATGGCTTGACTCTAGGAATAGGATGAAATCTCACAAACATCCCGACTATATTATAGCATAAAAAAAGCGCCCCAGTTAGGAGAGGGACGCTTCGGAGTAAACTTTATGAAAAAAGTTTTTTTATTGGAATAGGTGTATTATAGTACTTCTATCTTAAATGAATAATAAAACTATCAGTTAATTCATGATGAAATTACTACACATATTTCGATGAATACCGCCCTCTTTTTCCTTTTTATTTTACAAAATATAAGAGAATAAAAAAACGCCTAAGCGTCTTTTATGAAGCAATAAGTTGTTCCAGAGTGATTGATACATTAGGAAATCCGTTATCATTTTTAGAAAACTCCTTAATAATATCAAGTGCCTTTTCTAGAGAAATCATATCAATTTTTTTCATTGTCTGCTCATTATCAACTTCTACTTCTACCTCAAAAGCCATCCTTAAATTAAATTCTCTTAAAATAGCTTTATCCACAACTTTTTCATCAAATAAACGAATTTGCACAAGAAATAAAAACTGATTATCTTTTTTTACCGCCCTAGCAGAACTAGTTGTTACTTCAACCTTTTGTTCGACACTCTCCGTTGTATTATCATCTTTAGCAGTACCTTCACTCTTTTGGTATATGCCTTTAACGCCTATAATATTCTTCTCAACTTCGTTCATATAATAAGTATTGTAGTTAAATTCTTCAATTCTTTGGTTTAAAAATTTTATTTTTTTGTCAATTAATACCATTTTTACTCCTGACTTATGTTAGTTATTGGAATGAAGTTATATAGTTCTTTAAAATTAGAATGATCACCTTGTGTTTGAAACTTATTATCCACCTTTACAGACTTTGTTATTTTCTTCATTTTAGGATTATTAAAGTCATAGTTGTCCATCCAATTTTTCCTATTAACAATTCTTCCAGCTATTGAATTAATATCAATAGAATTAGGAATTTCCCTATTAAGTTTGATCCCTACTTTAGGTATTTTATCTTTAATTTCGTCATGTGATTTGACCGCTATTTTTTCAAAAACTTTTTCACCTATTTTTCCTATACGATACTGTGATTTACTTTTCAGAGCAGCTTCTATATCGACGTTTCCACTTAATAGATTTAAAACATTAGAATAATCAGTTTCTGAAAATAACAACTCTTGAATATTTAACTTTTTTCCCATTTTTCTAACAGTTCTATCTTGCATCACATATATCAAATAGATTGTTTCATCAGTAGAATATGCAAACATTCTTAAATCGCCAATCACTAAAAGAGGAAAGAACGACGATGATTTTATGCCTTTTTTTCCCAAAAATCCTAATAAATTTTCATGTTCGTATTCATATTCGTTTTTCATATTAACTCCTCCCTAATATATTTCTTCAAAATTTGAAGTAAGTGAAGACATATCACAAGAACTAGCAGGCTTCCAAAACTCATAATGATATGTTTTAGGATCATCAGGTTCCTTTCTCAGTCTTTCTAAAAATAGTCCTATATTTTCCGGTATAGTACCCAAACAATAGCAACTATCTATGAAGGTACCATTCAATAGATTATTAATTTTATTTGCAGCATCCAATAATCTTGCATTGTCGGTAATAAAGCGCCCATCATCATCCACAAATCTAAAAAAAGATGTACCATATGTTGATGCTTTATTACTTTTCACATAGCCAAGATTTCCTCTTTCAACAACAAAATCTAAATTCAATTTTTTTACTACATCTTCTGGAATATACTTTTTTAATCTATGATCTACTGATTTTTTTCCGCTTACTGTTATTTCCTTAATTTTCCCTTCCCAATAATATGGTAAAAAAAATATTATTTTTTGCCACTCTGGATAATGTACTGTTTCATTTTCTATCTTGTCAATTTCTTCAAGTAATGAATCAAAATTTTCCCCACTAGTAAATTCATCCAATGGAATATCTTCCATACTATAAGTATATATATCAGAACGTTTTGAATAATATCTAATGGCAAAATTCAGATTAAATAAATACTTCTTTTTTTCATCAATTTCGATTTTTTCAAATTCAGTTGATATACACTGTTTTGTATTATCATCTGGAATTACTTCACCGTATTTTTCCATAAATTCCGTTAAGTTCATTTCCCACCTCTATACATAACCAAATGAAATATTAATCTAGCTGAATTATAACATTAATTTCATATTATTAAAAGTATGATTACTAAAATTTATATATCGAATCTATAAGAATATTAATAAAAATAGACAAGACATATTATTTTTATTTTATATAACTAAGAACAAAAATTTTTATACTCATAGCTAAAATCGAATTTTCCATTTTATAGTTAATTCGTATTTAAGCGATTTTACAGTTCTCATAAAAAAACGCCCGCCGAAGCGGGGTTAATTTTAATAATTTAGTGTTTGACCAGCATAAATCAAATTAGGATTTGAGATACCATTCATTGAAACTAAGCTTTGAACTGTCGTTCCAAGACGACTGGCAATTGATGAAAGGTTATCGCCAGAGCGTACTGTGTAAGTTCGTGCTGTAGCCCCATATTGACCGCCTGTGAAGTGAATAACCCGACCAGTATAAATCATGTTCGGATTAGATAAACTGTTCTGACGTGCCAATTCTTGCCAGTTAGTGCCCCAATTTGAAGCAATTGCACTCAAGGTATCGCCTGATTGGACGATGTGAGTTTGAGTATCTCCAGCCGAACTACTTCCGCCTGTATCTAGCGCTTGAACATCGCTTGCTGCAACCCAGCTCATAATATTATCAAGCAAGACTTTATTGCCTGACTTTTGAAGGACTTTATATGAGTTTTCTTTTACCCATTTAGGAATTGCTTGACCTGTTGAGTAATTTGTGGCGCTGAACTTGATTGTGACAGTCATGCCCTCTTTGATTTCACTTGGTGTCACTTCATTGGCTTCTTTACCATTTTCAATGGCCGGTATAGCAGTATCGGGTTTAACTACTTGGCCTTGCTGTTTTCCGTATCCATTATCTGTGATTCCTGTTAAATCAACATTTCCATCAAGTCCGCCAGCAACATAAGTTGATGTGAACTGGAATACTGAAATTCCGTCCATACTTGGGAAGAAGCTATAGTTTGGAACTGGTGTTACTTCATAATTTGGATATGCCGCAATCCATAATGAGTTAGGGAATTCTTTGATGATTTGCTTATAATTAACATTGGCCAAAGTGTAAGGCTTGTCAGAATAATACATTGGAGTATATCCAGCCGCTTTTACACGTCGCATTCCATAAAGAATCGCATCAGTATTGGCCTGTTTATTTCCACTTGCTCCACCTTCATAGTCCAAAGCTACAATAGAATTCTTTGGCGTTTGAATTTTTGGTAAATAGCGGTCAAGTGCTGCTTTTGCTACTTCTTGTGAACCTCCGACTTGATACCAAATATAAGTGTGCGCTCGTTTACCTTGAGCAATTGCTGAAGCTACTTGCGTTTCATAGGTGGCTTGGTCTACAAAGGCTCCACCGTAAGTCCCTCCGATTTGGCTAAAAGCAAATTTATCATGGCCATAACCAAAATTACCGTAAGTTCCGTTATATACTGACCAGTCCACACCTTGGTCACCGACTGCCGCAAATACTGGTCCGCTTGCTGCGACAACAAAGAAAGCTACCATTCCAATGGCAGCCTTTTTGATTACTTTTTTCATTTGTTTTCCTCCGTAGTGTCGTTTTCAATAACATTGGTTTTCCCGTTCTTAGATTTCAAGTAGTTCACCAACTCTTGAAACATCGGATTTACTTGGCAAATCAATTGAATCATTCGTGCACCAAAGAAAGCAAGTGAACCATTGATAATCCAATTTACTTCATTTTCATAAGATCTTGAGCTTGAGAAATGCCAAAACTCAAAGACAATCCAAAACAAAGCGATTGTTGTTAAATCGATAACGATTCTTTTTCTCAAAGGTGGGTCCATTTTCTCCCCATCTTTTAACCATGTCAATCCTAATATAATTAAGATTAGTCCTGAAACTCCTAATAATTGATACTCCAATTTGTATTTTTCCTTTCATATTAAAAACCTATCCATTTAACGATTGGCTTTCCCCTTTATTTTGTAGCCATGACTTGAATGATAACTTCGCGACCTGTTCCCCCAGCAGTGTTGGCTCCTGAAATTAGTCGGAAAGTGCTTGGCCCTGAAACTGAACTCCACATCAAATTGTTTGTTTTAGAAACAGATACTGTGAAACCAGTTTTGGTAAAACCAGCAGGTAGGTCTGGATGTTGTGTTTCAGCACTCAAATATAAAGAACCCCACGGTTGATCTATTCCTTTATCTACCGATAGAATTGTGGTCAATCTATACATGTTTCCATCTAAATTTTCAACGAACCAACTCCCGCTTTTATAAGATGGAAAAACATCAAGGTCTTTGATTTTTATTCCATCTTTGAAATTTTTAACACCAGAAACATCTTGGTTTCCTGTCATTTTTACAGAAGCGTCAGCCGTTTGTTTCATCTCAGTATTCATTTTACTAAAGTTATTATCAATCGTTTCAGCACCATTTTGCATACCACGAATAATTTTTGTTATATCAGCCATTTTCTTCTCCTATTTCTATTATTTGGTTAGTGTTGTTTTAAAAGCAACACTTTCTGACTTGTCGCTTTCAACATTGCCATTTATTTGACTAACCTGAACGTTGTATGATGTGCCCGCCTTTAGATTTTCCAAATCAAATGACAAAAGTTTACTTCCGCCTACGGGTGTACCATCTAAATAAACCCGATACTTCATTTCATCCCAATCATACTTACTGGGTTCCGTACTAGAAGTTTGATTCGTATCAACGTAAGTTCCTACAAACTTCGGCCAGTCAGCAGTTGTTACTTCGCTAGCTGATTGTATGTATGGAGTGTCGATTGAGCCTGGTTCTTGTTTTGGTTTTCTAACTCTAAATGTGATACTACCTTCACTCGGACCAAAAAAACCAACAGTAACGATTGCTTGAGTACCAACAGAAGGGTCATCATAAGGTGGTATCGTTGAAGTTTGTGTTATTCTTATCCATTGGTTCAACATTTTGCTAGGGTCTTTAGGTAAATCAATAGAACATATACGCTTCCCTGAGCCTCCAAAGTATCGCTGACCCAACCAAAACTCAGGAATAGTTGTTCCAGCAGGGAGATTCCAACTTGTGAGCATAACGTCCATACTCATTGTATATTTATCTCCGGGTTTGTAATTTCTAGGCTGAATAGAGAAACCATCCCCTAGGTCTTTAGTAACCCATGTATTAGTTCCCTTCATTGTTACTTCCCCATAGCCATTTTCTACTTTGTCGAAGTTTTTAAAGAACCCATCTTTAGTTTTGGCTGAACTGTTAACTAACAAATTCAAGTTAGGGTAAACAGTTGTGAAACCGTCCGTACCGTCTGCGCTGTTGGCATAAGCGGTATGTAAATAATTTTTATCTGCCATATTATCCCCCGTTTTCCCACGAAATTTTTGCACTTGAAGAAGTGATATCATAAACAATTAGATTAGTTGGTGGCTTCACTTTTTCAACATAGCCTTTGGTGATTGTTGCACCCTCAATAACAAAACGCATAACCTCAGTTCCGTTGATTAACAACAGTTCGTTACCATTATTTACAACTTCTCCGGCCATTGCATAAACTGACGGAAGCTCAACGTTGACTTTATTTCTGATATAGCTTAATGAAGAAGCTAGGTTATAAATTCGCTCTCCGCCAAATACTGGACCAGTATCAAAGCCATTCGCTTCGGTTCCAATTGAATTTTTGTAATATGTTACTTTCACATTCGGTTGATACTCTGAATCGTGCTCAATTACTACATTAAATCCGCTTGGAACTTTACGATAAATAATTTTATTGAGGTCTAAAACTTCCGCAAGTAACCGTCCTCCTGGATCAATTGATTCAAGGATTTCACGGTTTGCTTCCACAAACTGTACCCAGCTATTTTTACCATCTTCAATATACTTATTAAAGATTCGATAAAGCTCTTTGAAAGTCCACCAATAGTTTGAGTCTTTGAAGGGTTGCGAATAAATGGATTTCTCAACGATATAGTGAAAAGTCCGAGTGGAGAATTGCTCAATCCAGTGACTTCCTTCTTGTTTTCTAAAGCTAAAATAAGCTTCGTTACGTCCAACCATTTGCAAAGCATTGTCACTGGCAATATAATTCAATGTTCCATTTTTGGCATCAAAGGAGACAACACTTTCTTCTGAAACACCTTGACCTGTGGTTTCTTGTGCCATTAAACAAAAGAACGGTTGCAGTCCCTCAAAACTCTTGGGCTGACCGTTCTCTACAATTTGAGCAACAATGGCTTGACTATTGACATCCGCATGTCTTAGCTTAACAATGCCAATATTGTTATTAGGCTCTGTGGTGGACAGTGTTATAAAATGTTCTGTCATAATAGACCCTTTCTAAAATTTGATATAATCCCTTGGATTCTTAAAGTGAGCGCTTGATGATGGCCAATATTGGTCCATAAATTGGAAGTGCAAATGTGGTCCAGTGACCGGGCCAGTCGCTCCCATAAGGCCAATTTGTTGGCCCTTTTTAACATTTTGACCCACAGAAACATCGATTCTGCTTTGATGTGCGTACCCTGTATAAAGTCCATCCGCATGCTTGATGACCGTATAATTTCCATACCAGTTATAATAATTACTTCCCGCTTGGACCACTTGACCATCGTTTGAAGCTAAGATTGGAGTTGTTGGATTGCCATTAACCAAGTCCATAGCATTGTGAAATTCTTGCGCTCCGGTAATTGGACTAGTTCTCCAACCCATTTCACTTGTTACGGTAATAGGACTTGAAATTGGAGCAATATAACCTCCGCTACCGCTTGGGATTTTAAGATTAACAAATTTGTTATACCATTCTTGCGCCCAAGTGCTACGTTCAGGGTGTCCGTTTAATGGACGCTCAAAGTTAGCTACAAAAGCTTGCGTTGCAGTATTGATATTGGTTAATGTCATGAATTGAGTCCAAGAATAAGGATAAGAACTTGTCGCAATCCATTGGCCATTTGGTGAATGCCACATCAAGAGCTTGAATTGGGCTGTGATTGTGTCAGGATTGTCAGTGACTCCTGCTCTCGTCATAAGGTTAATCATATAAACACGTCCGAAGCTAGCTCCTGAACTATCCGTCCATTGCCAAACCCCATAACCGAAACCAGGACGTCCACCGCCCTCATCAGCCGTTGGATTTGCATCAGATTCACCCTGTGCATTTCCGAGTAAAGCGGCAGCCGCTTGTTTAGAGAATCCAGCCCCAATTGCCAGTGCCCATATTTGCCAGTAACGTTTATCACGATCACTTGTGACTTCTGGTGGGTATTGACCATTCCATCCAGATCCTCCGCCAGAGTTTCCTCCACCGTTGGTATCGATTTTTACTCCATTAACATAAAAGTTACCATCAACTTTTACTTCTCCGTAAAGATTTAATTTGCGATTTTCAGCCGTACTGTCTTTTGGAATTTCTAAAACATTTAAAAGCGCTCCGTTGTTTCCCTTTGATGACAAGGCAAATGAATATCCTTGATTTTGAATCGCATTGATCCCTTGGAGTTGTCCACCGACATAAGTTGGAGCAAATGCGAACATTTCTTTTTCAGAAGAACCGTCTTTTTTTATAAAGCGAATCTTTCCTTGATCAAGTTCAATAATGAAATCATTATCAACTGAGCGAATCTTGACCCCTTGCAAAACTCCGGCATTAATAAAGTTAGCATTGAAAGTCCCATCAAGTGTCCATGCAGTATTACTTTTGCCATTATGAACATCTTGAATTGTCGTCCATTGACCTTTTTTACATTGCTTGAAAGATATTCCAACATTATTTTGAATCATGAAATACTGTGAATCTTGAATTTTTGGCCCATCCATAAAGACTTGCTCATAAGTTTCTCTTGATTGAGAGACACCAGCTTCAATTCCGTTAACCATGTAAATCGAGCCACCGTTCGCACCAGCACCGCGCATAATATCGTCTTGATACTTTCCAATTTCTGTGGAGTCATACCAAGTCATTTTGTTGTTATCAAGGTCAGAGATATTGCTTTGAACTTGTGACAGTTGTCGATTAATTGAGTTTCCACTTAAATTATCGCCTAGACTAGCTTGCACTCGTCCATTAACATGGTCAGTAACTACTTTAAAGACTCTGGTTTGGTAGTGATAATTTCGGTCCCCTCTGTGGATTGAAACAGTATTTCCAATTGAATCACTGCCCAATATCTCAGTGCTAAACTGAACGAGTGGCCGGCAGTAATAAGCCAGTTGGTCATAAGTCTTTTGCAAAAGCTCGCTTGCATCTTCCACGTCATCAAAAACAACCACTGTTTTTCTAGGAAGCATTTTTCCATTTGACGGAATGCCATATTCTTTTGTCATTTCTGGATATTCAATCCAGTTTTGACCTTTTGGCTTATCAAGTGGTTTACCATTTGACTTTCTCCACTCGACGTCTGAAAACTCAATTCTTCGCCCATAGCCGTCGCCAACTTCTTCACCTTTTCCACGCCCAATTAGTGCAGTGACAATATTTGTGCGGTCTTGTTGGTGAACGATTTTCAGAACTTCCTCACCATATTCAAATCGCTTATTGGTTATTTTCCCAATTTGGTTATAGCAGTTAATGATTTTTTTAGTAATCTTATTTCCTGTAATTTCAATTGAAAAGGTAAACTCTGCACCTAACTCTTGTAGAGCTTTTAAAGCTTCACGCATGGAAGTATAGTAGAAGGTGCTGGAAACCGTTTTAATCGGTTCACAGACACCCAATACCCAGTCACAATCTGAATCAGATAAAAGCTGGTTAATCACATAAGAAAAAGACCTATTTTTAGGTCTTATATCTTTGATGATAAAATTATCCAGTTCATCAACGGCAAAATTTTTCGCTTCAAATGAAAGTAAATTATCTTCATCTTTTGCGGTTAAAATTCGATATAAAGAAAACTCTTGTTTTTTCGTATCATTGACTGCAATATAGTTGGCATCTTTAATTGTTTCGTTAAAAGGTAAAGAAACTGAAAGCGTGTCATTCATTAATTCAGAAGCGTTAGTTGTGATTTCTTTTGTCTGAACACATTCTATAAACTCGTTAGAATCATAACTTTTAATAACCTGTTGCATCTTATCTAAAAATAAGATATTACTCACTAAAGTACCGCCTTTCTATATTGAATCGTTAACTCATAGTTTGAACTTGAAAAATCTGTTCCAGTTGTCAATCTGATATTTTTAAAATCAGAGTCAAGGTCTAAGAGGTTGTTATTTACTTTCCCATTGCGAAAAGTATCGCCTGTTTGAAAATCAAATTCCAAAAGGTCGCCCTTTTTAGCCTGTGATGACTTCAAGCGATAATTTCCGTCAGTTGCAAGTAAACCATCTGTCAGTAATTTAAATGACAGCTTATC